CTTTAACTCGGAAGGCTTCTTGCCCGCAATCAAGCAATCTACTAGTCTTGTGTTAAGAGTTTCTTGAAGCATTGCTGTATTCTCCCAAATACGCTGGCTCCAACTCTTCCCATCTGCTACCCAGATAGAATTAATGATTTGCTCGGCAATCTCCGTATTAGCTGTGCTAAAAGCTGTTTCACCTTGTAAAGCAATACTCTCGTAAATCTGTTTGTATTGCTTCATAAAGTTTTTACTTAAAGCCTTAGCTTCTAAATCTCCAAGCTTTTGGAGTTCCGCACTTAGCTGGTTTTGTATCTGCCAATAGGCATCAAGCTTGTAAAGATCCGCAGGAGTTATTTCTTTTCCTTCCGATATATCTTGAAAAAGCTTTAAATAAAGTTTCTCGAAATCGTCCAAAGTTTTTTTCATTACTCTATTGTAATAAATGGCGATTTGTTTTTCTGTTTCAGCTATGCTCTTGTCTGTTAATTTAGCCTGAGCGTTAGCCTGGCGTTTAGCCCAATACTCTTTACTCATACAGCTTCATCTTCTTCTTCGTCGTCAACTCCAGTAGCACCAAAGTTATAGAGAGCCATGTTTGCGGCTTTCTGCTCTGCTACTGCTTCAAGCTCGGCATTAACGTCTGTAATGAACGGAAGCTGTGAAAGTAATGTAGCGTCGCTTATTGTGCCTTTAAGTGAGTTAATCATATTAATAATTGAAGTTGTATCTTCTGGAATATTGCGTTTAAAGTCGATTTCAACATCCTTGAAGATTTCTTCACCGAGTCTTAATGATGCGATGCCCGCAATAATCTCGATACGTCTTTGAAGTGCTTTCTTCATAGAAGCTTCAATCTTGCCTGCTCTTGTCTCCATACCTGTAAGCTTATACTGAATAGCTACACCGGAGCTTACACCGCCCATAAAGCTCTCTGAGTTGAAATCAGGACATGCGGCAATACGATAAATGCTCTCGTGAATGCGTTTAAAGTCTGCTTCAAGCTGAGCTCCGTTTGTATTCTTTGTGAGCCATTGAGCGTTCGCATCCTCAGGAAGAATAAGAACTCTATTTTCTTTCATAGAAGTAATATCGTCTGTTTCAGCATCTACACCTTGAAGCACAAGGAAAGCATCGCAGAATGCGTTAAAGTCATCTATCTCGCTACTCATAAGCTCGTTAGCTGCGTCCTGTAAGCCAATCACGCAATCAAAGATACTCTTTTCATCTGGTAGCATAAAGATATTAGCTGGACATTGTGAGAAATAGTGAAACTCTTCACTAATAAAGTGAGGATTACCATTCTCGCCAGTCATCTCATAGTGTCTAATGGTATAGTCGCTATAAACATCAACTCTATAAGTGTCTGTGTCATCCCATTCATTAATTTTATACATTCTAACGAAATATATTAAATCTCCTGTTAAGCTATCATCATAGATACCGAAGCAAGTTGTAGGATTGATAAGTCTAAATCTTGTCTTTCCCATTGAGTCGTTATACATAAGCTCTGCCGCAGTTCCGTAGATAAGAGCATCGAGTAAGAAGTCTGAGTCTTCTGCCTGGTAATCATTGTAGCGAAGAATATCCATAATTACTTCGATGTCTTCATCACTCTGATATGAGATAAAGCCAGGAGTAGCAAGATATCCACAGTAGCTATCCACAATATTCTTACAATAGTTGATAACTGTTTTACTACAAGGCTTACTGTCATCGCTATATTTCTTGTTTAAGATAGCTTGTAAGCCATCATAATAATTTTTATATTTGTTTAATTTAGGCTCTACATTAAGTCTAAATCTGTTTTTCATTTTCTGTAAAAGCTCTACGCTTAATTCAGTTTCTCTGTTTAAATAAAACACTTATACTCTCACTCCTCTACTTCTGATTTAATCTTTTCAACAAACTCAAAGTATTCTTTGAATTCTTCGGGTTTAGTGTCTCTTTGTCTTAAAATAGCTATTTCATCATCAACGCTATATACTTCCCTAATAGCATTTACTATCTGCTCTTTGCGGCTGGGTAGTATTCGCATAGCTTCCATTTCTACTATTTCTTCTTGTGTCATTTCTCTAATAACACCATCAATCATTATTTTCATTATGCTTTTACCCCCCATACTTTTACAGATAGACTGATATATTCTAAATCGCTGTTATCTGGCCTTAAGATAAATTTATTAAAATCACTGGCAAGATACCTATTCATATATGATTGTTTTAACACTCCGTGGCCTTGCCCCGATACTGTGCTTGTGCTACACGAAAGAAGAGCTGGGCCATTTTTGGGAAGCTCAATAAAAAACCAAGTGCCACCGCCATAGGCGTGGGTGCTAATTGTTGCTTCCAAATATGTATTAGCATTCGCTTGATTTCTACATAATCTCCAAACAGCATTAGTAGTTGCCGCTCTGCCTTCAAGTAATATTACATAACGACTATATGTGCCATCACAAGTTTGCTCTATGCTTCTAAGCTCAATATCTGTAGACTCTTGTATAAGCTCCCACTCTTCAACAGTAGATACACTCCCACCACCAGCTATATTAGATACCGCATAATCTACATAATCTACTACTGCTTGTGTAGAAGGATATTTTAGAGAGCTAACATTTCTAGGCTCAGTTAAATCACTAACTTTGTTGTTATCGTATTCTATCTCTCCAAAGATATTACACGCCCAGTATTCCCATTCAGTATCCCAGTGTGTCCTACCTCTTTGTGCTCCTTCTGTATAATTAGTATCTCTACCAACAAACATCCACTCAAAAGCTTGATTTACTTCATCATAACTTACCATAATAATTCCAACACTTAATCCATACCAATAGGCATCATCAATCCATAAACAATAACTATCATCCTGGCAATTAATCTTATAAATTCCAGTAGGTAAGTCAGCTAAGAAAGTTTCTTCTGTAATCTCTGTAATACCACCGCCATTTTCTTCAAGTGCGGCAATGCGTTCGCCATACTCTTGCCAGCTCATTACTTCTGTCTCAGTATAAACATAGTCTGCGGGCTTGGCTTTTGGAATCACCTTAAAGCAAGCAGACACTTTTGTATAATTGCTACAATAAGCATATACATTGATTTTCCAATCTTCTTGTAAAAGGATATTAGGAACATTAACCACTCTTAATCCATCTAACTCATACACTTCGCACACCAATGATTCACTATCTACATTGTGGCTGAAATGAACTTCATTTACTGTTGGATCGGAAACGATTAGCTTCTGTTCTAAATCCCATTGGAAGAACTCTTTTCTTCCATCATAAATCTTAAACATTGTGTTTATTTACCTCCTCTTTATAAGCCCAAAGAGGCTTTTGTCATTGTTTTCATTTTTGTATTTGTATATATATCACTGTAAGCATACCTACAAGCGTCGATAGCATGGCTCCATTCATGCGTAGTATCTTCTGTGTATTCGCCTGTCTGTTTGCTCTTTATATATGAGAAATTCTCTAATTCAGTTATAAAGTTTTGACACGAAGGATGGACTATAATTAAACTGTCTTGTAGAAACATTAGTCCAGCCTTTACGCTGTCTTTACCTTTGGCACAGGCAACAGCGTTAATCCCTTCTTTCTTAAAGAACTGGATACTTCTTGGCTCAGCCGCATCTACATAAAGTTTTGTCTTACCTATCCGCATATTTCCAATAGCAGTAGATAATTCAGATAGCTGACAACCACTCTTGTAGAACTCTTCAAAAACGTAAATAATTCCGTTAGCTCTATCATAGAGTGTGTTGATGATTGCGGACTTGTCTATCCATCCTAAGTCCATTCCAGCTCTATGCTCCAATCCAGAAGCAGCAAGCTCCATCGGATCGAACTCTTCTTTACGCCAATTAGTAATAACTAAGCCTTCCGCATCTACTCCCCATTCACCGAGTCCATATATTCTATATTTGGCTGGATTGCGTATTGCCATCTCATCCAGTGCCGCAACATACTCGTCGTTGAGGAAAGGATTGTCCCGATAAGTAGAATGGATAAACACGCTACTCTCAGGAGGATTCTTTACTGTAAAGTCATATAGCCAATGGTTTTTGCTGATCGGATTCCAAGAGAGAAATAACTGTTGGTTTGCGGCATCGCCCCTCATACGGAGATTAAGCTGCTCCACTTTGCTCTTCTCCACCTCAAACACCTCTTCTACCCATATTGTAGAGATATTGTTGATTGAGAGTAGCTTCTCTTCATCATCCAAGCCGCACATAATTATTTGCGATCCGTTTGGGAAAGTGATTGTCATATCAGTTTCTCTAATACTTACATATTTACGGATTCTCCATTTACTCAATATCTCTTGAAATAAGCTAAAACAAGAGTTGCGGAGTGTAGTTCCGTATCTTCTACACACAAGCACTCTTATAGGCTCATTACAGCACCTTATAACGATTCTTTGAGCTATGGTATAACTTTTACCTGAGCCAGCACTACCGCACCAAAACTCCCATCTGTGAGAGTAATCCAGAAGCATCGGATAAAACTTGGGAACAAACTGACTTTTCTTTAAGTTAAGTTGTATTCTTGCCATAGCTCTACCTCAATTACTTTACGCCTAGAATCTTCTTCCAGGTGTTTAAACCGACTTCACCATCTGCGGCAAGTCCGTTTTTCTTCTGGTAAGCGATAACAGCTTTCTTTGTATCATTGCCAAATAAACCATCCGCTTTAACTCCTACAACCTTCTGGACTAACTTAGTAAGATTTCTGTATTTATAAGTTAAGCGTTTCTTAATTACAGCTTTCTTTGCTACACTCTCGCATTCTTTGCCCCAGCTTCCATCTGCTCCATACTTAGGAAACTTAAAACCATCTGCGATTGCGGCAAGTTGGAAATCTTTCACACTAACTTTGCTTTTCTGTGAAGAGCTGTTGTTAGTTGTAGTTGTAGTTTTTTTAGTTGTTGTGAGTTCTTTATCATACTTTGGAATTCCATAGCCATAAATCCTTGAATAGTTTAAAGCGTATTTCTTTTTAGCTACTGCTCCTCCATTAGCTACTACACCAGAAGCAGAGGATGTATTACCTTCAATGGTATAAACATAGTTGCTATCAATCTTATAAACTAATCCAGTGTGGCAAGGCTCACCTTTACTATCTTTGAAGAAGATCTGAGATCCTACTTGCGGCTTTGTGCTAAAACAATTGATTTGTTTGTAATAGCGAGCACTCCAGGTACAACCGGCTCCATAGCTCTTATTCGGCTGTCCTAATAGCTTCTGAGCTTCTTTTACTCCAAAAGCTTCAACTAAACACCAATCAACGAATACATCGCACCAGGCATAACCATTCTTCTTACCGTTATAGAAGTCTGGATACTTGGTATCGAAGTCTCTCGCATACTTGGTATAGTTCTCGTCTCCCGCATTTGCTTTCTTATTATCTAAGTTTTTATTTGTTTCTTTCTCTAAGTAGCCTACTTCTTTTTCAGCTACCGCAATTACTTTACTTGCGTAATTAGCCATTTACTTACCTCCTCTTACTCTTCGTCATCGATGTTAATTACAATGTCTGATTTAACATCTGCTTCTAATTTTGTTGTAGGATTATATCCTGCGTTTTGTAGAACGAATTGAATCATTTTCTGATTACCATCTTTACAGAGTTTGATTGCTCCTTCTCTTGCTGCGTCTTCCGCTGCTTGCCAGCGAATGTCGTTGAGTCGCTTCAATTCCTCCTGAAACTCGGTAAAATCATTACCATTACGCCAGTTCCATAGAGTTTTAGCACTCACTCCAACCTCCTCAGCTATCTCTTTAAAGCTCATTCCACGTCCAGAAGTAAGCAGCTCCAATGCCATTTTCTGTTTCTTATTAAGTGCCAATGAAGACACCTCCTCTTATTAAAAAATTATCTCTTCGTATGTAAATCAAAGTTAAATTCGATAAATTATCATAAAAAGTCCAAAAGA